AAGGTGCAACTGGTGCTCAAGGTGCAACTGGTGCTCAAGGTGCAACTGGTGCTCAAGGTGCAACTGGTGCTCAAGGTTCAGTAGGTTCTCAAGGTTCTCCTGGTAGCGCCAATGCTGTACCTTTAGCCGGAGGTACAATGAGTGGAAACCTAATAATAGGATCGAGTGCTGGTTCAACCCCAGGAATTAACAATACCAACGTTGGGCATACTTTCCAAACTGGTGGTCAGCAAGCCACTAGTACATTAAATGCAATTCCTGCTTTCTTTAATAGAAGCACCGCTGGCACTATTGTAAGTCTTAGAATGGGAGGATCTCAAAAAGGTAGAATTTTCATCAATGCGACTGGAGTTTCTCTCTCGTCCACTTCTTCTGACTATCGATTAAAAACCAATATAACTCCTATGACAGGAAGTTTTGATAGGATAAAACAACTTAATCCTTGTAAATTTAATTGGTTACAAACGGGAGGATCGGATGAGGGATTTCTGGCTCATGAGATTCAATCTTTACTCCCTAATTCTGTTCTTGGAACAAAAGATCAAGTAGCAACTCAACAAGATGTTGATAGTGGTGAAGCAGCTGCTGTAGGTGATCCAATATATCAAACTGTCGATTACGCAGCTCTTACTCCTCTTTTGACTGCCGCAATGAAAGAAATAATTGAAAAAATTGAATCACTTACTGCTAGAATTGAAGCTTTGGAAAGTTAAAATTAGAATAATTTAATTTGTCCGCAGTTGTATTTTGGTAGAACATCAAGTATAATAAAAATATCTAAAAATTTTAAAATTTATTGAAGAACAAAATAAATTATGAATTTTATTAATATAGAAAATACTGATCGTCCAAAAATTTGTATGATTGGTATGTTTAAGAATGAATCAAAAGGCATTCTTAGAATGTTAGAATCTACCTGGAAATATATTGATTTTTATGTATTTCAAGATAATGGATCAACTGATGGAACTCTAGAAATTGTAGAAGATTTTTTTGCTGACAAGAATATTCCAGGTTTCATTTATAATGTAGAAGAAGGGTGGATAGGATTTGGTTGGAATAGAGATCATTTATTACAAAAAACCCTTCAAACTAATCATGGATGTGATTGGATTATGAAAATGGATTGTGATGAGTATCTAGAAGTTGATGATGACTTTGATTGGTCTTATTTCTGTAATACAAATATTGAAAGTTTTCATGTTGCTGCCATGCAACCCGGATGTATTTACTATCGTGCTTGGATTTGGAATGCAAAACTACCATGGCACTTCCAACATGATCCTGCTCATGAAATCATTTACCTAGAAGATAAAGGTGAAAACTTTGAAAGATTTAATCTTCCTCGTAGTTTTAGAATGATTGGAACTTGTGATGGAGAAAGTTATACTGTAAGAACCAAGTATATTACAGACGCTTTGAAACTTGAAGAAAAGATGATTCGTGAAGAAACAATGCTCACGGATACCTACCACTTCTGGTACATTGCAAAATCTTATCTAGACTGTTTTGGAGGAGACTTTTATCCACTGGGTGTATCACATTCTAAAGAATTTGCACGAAGATTTATTTTTTACTTTGATGAGTACCTAAAGTTTATAAATGCATCTTGTATTCATGAAATGTCATATTTTTCTGCATTTTCTATTGGTCTTGGATATAAGTTCCTTGGAGAAATTAATAAAGCAATTGAGTGGTTTAAAAAGTCTGAGAAGTATTGTCCAGTAAGAAATGAACACATCGTTTATCTGGCACAGACTTATTATGAACTTGGTCAGTATGAAAAAATGTTGGAACAGACTTCTATTTTGGTTGATCCAAATAGAAAACTTCCTTTTCCTGATTACTGCTTTTTAATCAATACAAATTATTATCAAGATAGTAGTACATACCCACAAGAACTTCATAATTATGCCATATCAAAAGTAAACAATGTAGAAAAAACAATTAATTCATTCTCAGTTAATATAATAACAAAACCAAGACTTTGGATTGTTGATGACTTTTATGATGATCCTTATGCACTCAGAAATTTTGTTCTTCAACAAGAATTTGAAGAAAATCTTAAGTATTATAAAGGTAATAGATCAAAAATACAATACATTGTTCCGGGAACAAAAGAGGCATTTGAAAAAATTATAGGTAAAAAAATTACTAACTGGACTGAGACTCATGGAATGTGTGGCAGATTCCAATACTGTACCGCAAAAGATGATCTTGTTTATCATTGTGATGGACAAACTTTAGCTGGTATGATTTATCTAACACCGGATGCACCATTTTCATGTGGAACTTCACTCTTTGCACATAAGAGAACTGGACTGAGGAATGAAAATAATTTTGGAGATGTTAATGTATTTGATGAAACAGGTTTTTATGATAGAACTAAATTTGATCTTGTAGATACTGCAGGTAATGTTTTTAATCGTCTTGTTTTATTTGATGCAAAGTGTATTCATTCTGCAAATGAATACTTTGGGACTGACCTAAGTAACAGTAGATTATTCCATTTATTTTTCTTTGATTGAAATGAAATTTAGTTTAATTACACCATCTCATCGTTATCAAACATATTTTGATGAACTTTATAAAAGTATTATATTACAAACATATTCTAACTGGGAATGGATTGTTTATCTCAATGGAGAATTTAAAAAAGATCAACTCTCCGAAGAAATTTTAAATGATGAACGGGTTAAAATTTTTGAAGTGTATGATGGTAATACTAATATTGGTTATGTAAAAAATAAAGCGTTTTTTCTAGGTACTGGGGATATTCTGGTTGAACTTGATCATGATGATATTTTACTTCCAAATTGTTTAGAAAAACTAAAAAATGCATTTGAAGAAAATCTGGACTGTGGATTTGTATATTCTGATAATGCAATTTATCATATGAAAGATGAGTTTATTCCTTATGATTCAGTGTATGGATGGACTTATACTGAACATGAGTGGAATGGAAAAAAATTGATTGCAATGAATTCTTTTTCTCCATCAAGTCATTCAGTTTCTTATATTTGGTATGCACCTGATCATGTTCGTGCATGGAGAAAAGAAGTTTATGAAAAAATTGGTGGTCATAATGCAGATCTATCGATTTGTGATGATCATGAATTATTGATTCGTACTTATCTTGAAACTAAGTACTATCACATCCCAGAAGTTCTTTATGTGTATCGAGTCACTGGAGATAATAGTTGGTTGGAAAGATGTGATGCAATTCAAATTAAAACAAAAGAACTTCACAATCAATATGCACAACTTTTAGCGGAAAGAGATGCAGAACTAAAAGGTCTTTTGAAGGTTGATATTGGTGGTGGTCTATTTCCAAAACCAGGATACTTAACAGTTGATCAAGAGGGTGCTGATATTACTTGTAATCTAAATGAAGGTATTCCTTTACCTGATAATAGTGTCGGAGTTATCAATGCTTCTCATGTGATTGAACATCTTAAAGATCCAATTAAGACGATGAGTGAAATACATCGTGTTTTAGTGCATGGTGGATGGGCATTTATTGAAGTTCCCTCTACTGATGGTAGAGGTGCATGGCAGGATCCAACTCATGTTTCATTCTGGAATGAAAATTCTTTTTGGTATTATACTAAACAATCTAAGGCACAATTTATTCGTAATACAAACATCAAGTTTTCATGTTTAAGACTAGAGACAAACTGGTGGGAAAATAATATTGCAGTTGTTAATACTCATCTTGTTGCAGTGAAAGACGGTGTTAGATATCCAGGTTCTATTGAAATGTGATCATAGAAAACTCAATGCAGTTTATCGAAATAAAAAAAGACTTGACAGAACGGGGAAACCGTAGTATTATAAATATGTTGAACGTTACGATTCGTAACGACGCACTTGGAGTAACGGGACTATTGTCCTTACCGAGACTATCCAAGTAAAATACGTCTCTAATACCGACTCTGGAGGGTAGAGTTGGAATATCATACTCAGTACTACCCCGTACTATTACATAACCCTTTTTCAAAACAATGGCTACAACTCTTTCAAGACAACAATCACAATCCACTTGGGACAATTTTTGCGAGTGGGTAACTTCAACAAACAATCGTCTATACGTCGGTTGGTTCGGTGTGCTGATGATCCCAACTCTGTTGGCAGCAACCGTTTGCTTCATTACTGCGTTCGTCGCTGCTCCTCCTGTGGACATCGACGGCATTCGTGAACCAGTCGCTGGTTCTCTGATGTACGGTAACAACATCATCTCTGGTGCAGTTGTTCCTTCTTCCAACGCAATTGGTCTTCACTTCTACCCCATTTGGGAGGCAGCATCACTCGATGAATGGCTCTACAATGGTGGTCCCTACCAACTGGTCGTATTCCACTTTCTCATTGGCATCTTTTGCTATATGGGTCGTGAGTGGGAACTTTCTTACCGTCTTGGTATGCGCCCTTGGATCTGTGTGGCATATTCCGCTCCTGTTGCTGCTGCCTCAGCAGTGTTCCTTGTTTATCCTTTTGGTCAAGGAAGTTTCTCAGATGGAATGCCTCTCGGTATCTCTGGCACATTCAACTTCATGCTTGTCTTCCAGGCTGAGCACAACATCCTGATGCACCCCTTCCACATGCTGGGAGTCGCAGGTGTCTTCGGTGGATCTCTTTTCTCTGCTATGCATGGAAGTCTGGTTACTTCTTCGCTGGTTCGTGAAACCACAGAGAACGATTCGCTCAACTACGGTTACAAGTTCGGTCAAGAAGAAGAGACATACAACATCGTCGCCGCTCACGGTTACTTTGGTCGTCTGATCTTCCAATACGCTTCATTCAACAACTCCCGTTCACTGCACTTCTTCCTGGCAGCATGGCCAGTAGTAGGCATCTGGTTCACCGCACTTGGTGTTAGCACCATGGCATTCAACCTGAACGGATTCAACTTCAACCAGTCCATCCTTGATGGTCAGGGTCGTGTCCTGAACACCTGGGCAGACGTTCTTAACAGAGCAAACCTGGGTATGGAAGTTATGCACGAAAGAAATGCACACAACTTCCCACTCGACCTTGCCGCTGCTGAGTCAACCCCTGTTGCACTCACCGCACCTGCTGTCGGTTGATAATCAAACGATAGTAGTTTTATCCCCCTCACTTATGTGGGGGGGGTTTTTTATAGGTATTTTAACGGTTACATTTCTTTACTTTGTATGATACTATTATGAACGGAAAACTTGATCCTGAAGAACGTGTTATGGATGGTCCATCTTTGCTAGAAAATCTTGCTCTCACAATTGAAAAACTCAAATGGGAAGAGAGTGATAATATTGTTGTAGAAATCGGTGGTACATCAATCTATGAGATTGAAGGTGCCGGTACTAAGTGGGCACCTAATAAAGGCACTCGCAAATATAATAAAGATGCTTTTATTGTAATTAAAAATCTAGATAGAAATCCAATAGTTTCTTCAGAACCAAATCCTGATTTAAAACAACATCATGAATATGGAACTAATTCATCCAAGTGATCCGCAATATTTTACTGACACTTCTGATCAACCCTATGACCGACACAGATATGAATTTGTGTATTCAAATGGTCAGTCAAGAATATTTAATTCTTGGGAAGAAGTCAGAGGTGAATGGTTTAATATTCCATCACAGTTCAAGTCTCATATAAAAGTTTTGGATACAAAACAAATCAAGAAAAAAACTAATGGAGGTTTTAAATAATCATGGTTACATCAACTTTAACTCAAGAAAGGAGGGGGTGGTTCGATGTCCTGGATGACTGGCTTAAACGCGACCGTTTTGTCTTTGTGGGCTGGTCTGGATTACTTCTTTTTCCCACTGCTTATATGGCAATTGGTGGCTGGCTTACTGGCACAACTTTCGTTACGAGCTGGTACACCCACGGGTTGGCGTCTTCTTACCTTGAAGGTGCTAATTTCCTCACAGCGGCTGTGTCAACGCCTGCTGATGCTATGGGTCATTCTCTTCTTCTACTTTGGGGTCCTGAAGCTCAGGGCAGTCTCGTCAGGTGGTTCCAACTTGGAGGGCTTTGGTCCTTTGTTGCTCTCCACGGTGCATTTGCACTGATCGGTTTCATGTTACGTCAGTTTGAACTAGCACGTCTCATCGGTATCCGTCCCTACAATGCTATTGCGTTCTCTGGCCCTATTGCTGTTTTTGTCAGTGTGTTCCTCATTTATCCACTCGGACAAAGCAGTTGGTTCTTTGCACCGTCGTTTGGCGTTGCTGCGATATTTAGATTCTTACTATTCCTACAGGGTTTCCATAACTGGACGCTCAACCCTTTCCATATGATGGGTGTGGCAGGTATTCTAGGTGGAGCGCTTCTCTCTGCAATTCATGGAGTGACTGTCGAAAACACACTCTACGAAGATGGCGAACAAGCAAATACTTTCAAGGCTTTTGATAGTACGCAAGAGGAGGAAACTTACTCGATGGTTACTGCGAACCGTTTCTGGTCACAGATCTTCGGTGTTGCTTTTAGTAACAAGCGTTGGTTGCATTTCTTTATGCTCTTTGTTCCCGTCATGGGTCTCTGGGTCAGTTCTATCGGTATTATTGGACTCGCTCTTAATCTTCGTGCTTACGACTTTGTATCTCAGGAGATCCGTGCGGCGGAGGATCCTGAATTTGAAACCTTCTACACCAAGAATATTCTGTTGAATGAAGGAATTCGTGCATGGTTAGCACCTGCTGACCAACCACATGAAGACTTTGTATTCCCAGAAGAAGTTCTTCCTAGAGGTAATGCTTTGTGATTGGTTCTTTTGGATTTTTAATGCTCCGACTTTGTGTCGGAGTCTTTCTTATACATCATGGATATGAAAAATTGGATAATATAGAGAACTTTGCAGAGGCATTTGTAAAACCTCTTCATCTTCCATTTCCAATTTTTCTTTCTTATGTCGCAGCTTTGTCTGAAATTGTAGGTAGTTGGATGTTAATCATTGGATTTGGTACAAGAATAGGTGCCCTAGCAATTTTTGGAACTATTTCAATTGCCATTTATCATGCTATAATTACATCTGGATTTAATATTTACCTCCTTGAACTTTTAGGTCTTTATTGGGGAGGTTCAATATGTTTAGTATTAAATGGTGGAGGCAACTTTACATTAGATCATCTTATAAAAAAAGCACTCAAATGAATTTTTTTAAAGGAATATTTACTTTTATGTTTGCTGCTCTAATGTGGGTGCAAGTCCCACAGTGGAGTGATGATTGGTCAAAGTGTGCTGTAGATGTACCTGATGTTCAATGTCATTGGTATATCACAGCACCTGACAGTACAATGGGTGAAGGATTCAGTTGGGCAAGTGCTCCTTGGTTCAGTGTTGAAGGTCTCCGTGATATTGGAGAACTTCATGATACAGTTCAATCTATTCAGGAGGTACTATGATTCAATTCGCACTAGGATTACTTATTGGGTATTTACTTACCAAACTTATTATCACTACATATAAGACAACTAGAGTTTTATATGAAAACTTCAAACACATGGGTAATTAAATGATACCATTACTCTTTTTTGGATGTCTATTTGCCATAGGTGGTGGTGCTTTTGCTCTAATGTGGGCGAATATCAAATCAATTAATGAAATGAATACTCCTATCAAAACAACTAGACATCCAGAAGCACCTCTTCCTGGTGAAGAGGTGATGTATGTCGATGTTTCTAGTATGAATAGTAAACAATTTGCTGATCAAAAACAAAAATTAGAAAAATTATTTGAAGAATAATGATTACTGTTATTAGTTTATCCCTTGTTGCAATGACGGCATATGGAATTTACATGGCCTTTGGACCACCATCTAAAAATTTAACAGATTCATTTGATGAACACGAGGATTAAAAAATTTTATGGTTGCAGCAAGACAACAATCGTGTTATACTATGGGGGTGTCTAACCCCCTTTTTTTATGGCTGCCAAAAAGAAAGAGTACGTTGAAGCTGTCCTACCTGTATCGGGTAATGGTGTTGATTATGAAGTAATCAGTCGCACGGTAACTGAAAACGCACATCTTCAGTGGCCTGATGTTCAACAAGATGGATACGATGAAATTATTGAGGTCAGAAAGAAAACCTGCTATGGTAATCCTGAAGAAACTTTTGAAACATTTGAGACTGCAAGATACCGTAAGTATCATCCCATTCCAGATCCTGTTGTTCCTGTAGAAACAAAAGTAAAAGCAAAAATAAAAGAGGTTAAAGAATAGTATGCTCACAATTACTAATCATCTTTCTGCTTTCTGGACAGTTGTGGTTATGAATTGTATTCAACCAGTGAACTGGCAGTATTGTCTTCCAGTTCACGAATGGTTAATTCCAGAACTACATCAGGGAATAGAAATATATTTTGATAAAGATATGAATTTTTTGTATAAATTAGAAAAACAATAGAAATCATGTCCTGTAATTTACGTGCTAAAATGTTAAATGCTCTCCGTGATAATGCGGTGGGTAATATTGAAAAAGCAAAAATAAATATAGAAATTTATTTACATAATCCTGTAGGTATTGGTGAGCATCCAGATGTACTTGCTGCTATTCAAGAACAACTGGATATCATTGCTCATGAAGAAGAACGTATTGAAGTTCTTGATAAGCACTTTACTAATTAAAAATGAAACATCATATTCCTGATAAAATTAGAGAGAAAGGATTTGTCTGCTTCGGTAGTTTGAATAAGGCAGAACGAGCAGTTGTAATGATGGGTGAGGATGCTTACAGAGAATCGTTAGATCTTGAGAATGATGATGCTCCGTGTTGGAAAATGCAGTCTGGTGAAACATATGGATTTGTAGGTTGGAATACCATGTGTATTCCTACTATGGATTATATTGTATGGAAACTTGAACGACTTGAAAAAATTGTTAGTGGAGAAATTATTGGGTGATGGATTACAAAACTTCTGGTGTTGATATTGAAAAAGGAAGAGAGTTTGTAGAAGAACTTAAAACTAAAATTCCTACAATTGGTGGGTTCAATGGAATGATGGAAATACCATCGGGATATGAAAAACCTGTCTTAGTTTCTGGTGCTGATGGTGTCGGAACTAAAATTAACGTCTGTAGGGTTGCTAGAGATTACACTACCATTGGACAAGATCTTGTTGCTATGTGTGTCAATGATGTAATCTGTAGTGGTGCTAAACCACTATATTTTCTTGATTATATCTCCACTAAAACACTTGATAATAATGTCACACAAATTGTAGATGGTATCATAGAAGGATGTAGAATTGCAGAAATGCAACTCCTAGGTGGAGAAACTGCCGAACATTTCAGAGCAACTGACTATGACCTTGCTGGTTTTTGTACTGGTGTTGTAGAAAAGAATGAGATTGTTGATGGTAGTAATATCAGAGAAGGTGATGTAGTCATTGGTATTGAGAGCAGTGGTTTTCATAGTAACGGATATACACTGATCAATGATATGTTGTCAAGACATAAGATTTTTTATAAAGAGATGCCAGAGTTACTGACACCAACTACCATCTATGCCTCTCTAATCCAGGAACTATTGGATGAGGTTCCTATCTTGGGTATGGCTCACATCACGGGAGGAGGACTGCCTGAGAACCTTCCACGATGTCTTCCAAAGAATCTGACTGTCAATGTTGATTACTCTGCTTGGAAACGACCAGAACTCTTCAATAAGATTCAACAGGCAGGGGACATTGCTGAGGAAGAGATGAGAAACGTATTCAATCTCGGTATTGGATTCTGTTTAATTGTACCTCCCAGTGTTGTAAAAGATACTCAAAGTTTAATTGCAGATACACCATATGGTATGGGATCATGGATTATTGGAGAAGTTAAATGAATCTATACACATCTAAATATTTGTAAGACGCAATATTTTATGCCTCTCTACAATTCTGCCCAAGCCTATGTCTTTAATCTCCAAACAACCAGTTCCGCAGAAGCAAAAAGGTTATGGAGGCAAAAGATAAAGGAAGGATGGGATTATGAATGTGCCTATTGTGGTTCTACTAAAAACCTTACAATAGATCACATTGTCCCGAGAGCAAAGGGTGGCACAGATTTTACTAAAAACTGTTTGTGTGCCTGTCATTCATGTAATCAAGATAAAAGTTATACTCCTTTGGAAGATTGGTATCTTTCTCAGGAGTTTTTTGATGCTGATAGATATGAAAAAATTAAAGATTGGATGAAACCAGAACCTGCATCAAACCTCTATCGTTATGGAACAAGACGGAACAAGGTTTCATAAATAAATAGAACAGGCAATATATATTGTCTTCTTTTGGTAGATACCGAACCAGTAAATGGCAACTCAGATTAGGATAAAAAGGTCAGCTCAGGCTGGCAAAAGACCTACGTTAGAAAATTTGGAGTTGGGGGAATTAGCCCTTAACACATATGAAGGTTATCTGTTTGCTAAGAGAGATACTGGCGGTGTTGGTATAGGAACCACAATTAGTCTTCTTACTCCGTGGGTTGAAAATTTTGGTGCGGGTTCAATATATTATCAAAACAATGTAGGGATAGGAACAGATAATACTTATGATGTAAAACTTAGTGTAGATGGAACTGTAAAAGTAACTGGTGTTTCCACTTTTACTGATAGAGTAATATTTGATAGTACAAATTCTATTCAAATACCTGTAGGAACTTCGGCACAGAGAGATGCCGTAGGAACTGCCGTTACAGGTCAAATAAGATTTAATACGGAACTAGCTTCCTTTGAAGGTTATGGTGCCGGTAGTGAATGGGGTTCTCTTGGTGGTGTTAAAGATGTAGACCAAGATACTTTTATTCGAGCAGAAGTTTCTGCAGGATCTGATGAAGATAGATTAGAATTTTTAACGGCAGGTTCTATCAAAGTAACGATAGATACTGATGGTAATGTTGGAATCGGAACCACTATTGCACCCGCAGCTGCCGATACAAACAATACCGCAGTTGTAAATGTCGGTGTTGTTACAGCAAATTATTTGTATGGTGAGGGTGGTGATATAACACTTGGAAATATCTCTGGTGGGTATAGGGGAGGAGCATATGTCGTGGAAACTACGGATACTATTGATAATTCTATTGATGAATTAAATTTCATTCTAGGAAAACTTGTTCCAAATCCTCCTGATGATATTGATGGAGTAGATCTTACTCTAACGGGAACACAGGGAACTGCATTCCTTTGTAATTTTACTCCTACTAATAATACAAATGATGCTACACCATCAGCAGGAACAGCACTAACCAGAAATACTGACAGCACTATTACAACAACTTATATAACAGACTATGGTCCTGGTGACTCTGGAACCCTAACCGGATATGTCAATACTGTTGGAGTCGGAACTACCACATTTAATGTCTCGTTTGGTTTATATGCTGTTGGTAATAATGCAGGAACTTCAGGTGCAATTCAAATTGATAACAATACGGATGCGGCAGATTCTGTAAGAAACGTTGGAATTACATCACTCTTTTATGAGGTTTATGATGCAAGATTTATTAATGCCGCAAGTCCTGACGGATATAATGAGGCATACTTTATTCATGGATCTAATACAACAAACTCTGTTTATTGGTATGAAGATCCAAGCACGGTTGGAGCACCGGTAATTTCATTTAGTAATATGTCTACTCCTGATTCTAGTGGACACACTGTTGTATATTCTTCTGGTGTTCCCCATTACACCGAATCAACTAATAATAATTTTACTTATGTTGCTACAGTTGAAAATGCAACCGGGGATATGTATACATATTCAAACTATAAACTTCTAAATTCGGATGGTCAGACAACAGGATTCTCAAATCCTGGAAATAAATTATATAATAATTTTGCTGGTGGAACAAATCCTCCTGCAAGAAATTATGGAGTTGGAACCGGAGTGACAACTTTAATTACTCAAACACCAAGAAATATACACGATACCATAACATCAAATCATTTCACTACATTTGATGCCGTGACTCCATATGGATCTCATAATAATCAAAGAATTAGTTTTTCAACTAATATTAATATTATGGGGACTTCAGCAATTACTAACAAGATTGATGAAGATAATATATTAATATCAGGAACACTTGGTAGTGGTTCTGGAAATGCTACCAGAGTTAATGCCGGTTCTACGGGAGATAATCCTACACCAGTATTTACTTCATGGGGTGGGGGAAGTGCCGGATTAGTTGCAACTTATGAAGCTATTGTAAGAGGTGGTGTTCTAAGACATGATCAGACAAATTATGCAGAATATCTTCCTGTTGGTCCTGAGTATACTTTTGGTAGAACCGGAGCACAATATTTTCAAGTTGAATTAATTAGATCTGCCGTTCCTGGATTTAAAATAACGGTGACAGGATCTTATGGAGCATGTAAAGTTTGTATGCCAAACAATTCTACTTGGACTACCGGATTAAGTGATACAAATGGATGGGCAGATATGTTTGTTGCAGCTCCGGGTTCTGGTGTACCAAGAAATGGTAATAATGGATGTGCTTCTGGTGGAGTAATGTCTGGAAGTAGTGGAACATTTATATGTACATTTGGAGGTGAATCATCAACAAATGATAGTAATAATAGAATTCTAATCAGGTGGAGATTAGATGATGGTGATTCAATTACTACAATGTCGTTCTCGGCAACTTAAGGAGAGGTAAAAAAGTGGCAGCATCCCAAGAACAAAAGGTAGATTTTCTATTAAAGAAAATAGGTTACGTTCAATCTAAAACTGGTATTGCAGAGGACGCTTCCGGTATTAGTGGAACTAAAAAGGCACCTACAGAAGAAAATAAACCATCACCATTAGTTATTCCTAGTACTAGTGTATGGGCAGATAGTACTTTTATTCCTACTTCTCCACCAACGTCTGATACAACATATGTTGGAATTTATACTGCCACAAATGCTTTCCAACTGACTCATGATAATACTGTTATAGGAAACAGAACTTTCATTGCTAGATCTACGTTTGGAAATCAGTCTGCATCAATCAGTGGAGATTGGATAGACCCATCTTTTGGTACTGATTATGCTGTTCAGGTATATAAAGGAGATCCAAATTCTGGTGGTGTTTCTTTATCACCAACAGGTTCTGGAAATAGTGATGAATGGTTCTTTGATTATTCATCCGGTATTTTAAATTTCAATGGAACTAATGTTCCTTCTGGTATTACTACGACTAATGTATATCTGATAGGATATAAGTATATTGGGGCAAAGGGAATACTTCCTCCAGCTGGTAAATCAAATTTTACTAGTCTTAATGTAACTGGAATATCAACTTTTGTTGATGTAAATGTATCTACTGCGATTACTGCTAATAATTTAATTGTAACTGGATCTACTTTACTAAGTCATTCTAATTCACTTAAATTGCAAACAACTGGTATTGGTGTATCAGTTTCTAATGGGATTGGATTGACCGCAACAATTGCCGGTCCATCTAATTTAATTATTGATCCTGGTGTTGTTGGTGATAATACTGGTATTGTCAGAATTAAAGGTGACTTATTTGTTGATGGCACTCAAACTCAGATTAATTCTACAACACTTGAAATTGCTGATTTTATTGTTGGTGTTGCCACGACAGCCACCTCTGATTTACTTACTGATGGTGCCGGTATTCAAATTGGACCAAATAATACTTTCTTATATGAATTTAATAGTGGAACAAATCCATCACTTAAGTCGAGTGAAAATTTAAATGTTGCATCAGGAAAGGTCTATCAGATTAATCAAACGGAAAGATTATCTGCAGATACATTAAGTCTTGGAACAGGAACGACTATACATTCTCCTGCTTCTAATGCTTTAACCTTTGGTACAAACGGAACCGAAAAAGTTCGTATAACTTCTGATGGTGATGTTGGTATTGGTAGTGTAATTCCTGCCGGAAAACTTGATGTTGTAGGTCACACTGAACTTGATAGTGTAAATATTTCAGGTGTCACAACTGCAACAACTATAAATGCAACTACGTTTGTTGGAAATGGTGATTTTGTTGACATAGATGTAGATGGTAGAACCGAATTAGACACTACCAATATCAGTGAGACTTTGAATGTTGTTGGCATTACAACTTTTGCTTCTAATGTAGATCTTAATGCTGATTTGGATGTTGACGGTAGAACCGAATTAGACACTACCAATATCAGTGAGACTTTGAATGTTAGTGGAATTTCTACATTTGAAAATGATGTAAATGTTGGTGGAGCATTATCAGTAACTGGTAATGCATTCTTTGTAGGAATGGTTACTTTTGCCGCAGGATCTGCTGGTAATATAACCATTGGTGATTCAAATACTGATAATGTTGTATTCAATGCTAATATTGATTCTAGTTTCATCCCAGATGATACTCAAACTTATGATTTGGGTTCTTCATCTCAGGAATGGAGAAATGTTTTTAGTAAAGACATTAAAGTTAGTACTCTGACACAAAATCGTGTTGTTTTTGCTGGAACTAATGGAAAACTTCAAACAAGTGGAAACCTAGAATTTATTGATGGGTCTCAATTAACTGTCGGTGTCTCTCTTACAGTTACTGGTAGTTTAGATGTTGATGGTCACACTGAACTTGATGATGTAAATGTAAGTGGTGCTTCTACATTTACTGGTGCTATTGATGCTAATGGCGACTTAGATGTAGATGGACACACTGAATTAGATAACTTAAATGTTTCTGGTGTCTCTACATTTGCTTCTGATATTGATATTAATGCATCAATTGATGTAGATGGTCACACCGAACTTGATGATGTAAATGTAAGTGGTGCTTCTACATTTACTGGTGCTATTGATGCTAATGGTGATTTAGATGTTGATGGTAGGACTGAACTTGATATAACCAATATTAGTGAAACATTAAATGTCACCGGTATCTCAACATTCGCATCTGATATTGACATTAATGCATCAATTGATGTTGATGGTCATACTGAACTTGATAATTTAAATGTATCAGGTGTCTCTACATTTGTTTCAAATGTAAATTTAAGTTCTAACTTAGATGTAGATGGTCAAACAGATCTTGATGTTCTTAATGTTTCTGAGACTGCTACATTCTCTAGTAACATTGATGCTAACGGTAACTTAGATGTAGATGGTCAAACAGATCTTGATGTTCTTAATGTTGCCGAGACTGCCACATTCTCTAGTAACATTGATGCTAATGGTGATTTAGATGTCGATGGAACTACGGAATTAGATGTATTAAATGTTGCTGAAACTGCCACATTCTCTAGTAACATTGATGCTAATGGTGATTTAGATGTCGATGGTCATACTGAACTTGATAATCTAAATGTATCGGGTGTTTCTACTTTTGCTTCTGCAGTTGATATTAATGCCGATCTTGATGTAGATGGTAGAACAGAATTAGATATCACTAATATTAGTGAAACACTTAATGTTACTGGTATTGCAACCTTTGCTAATAATATTGATGCCAATGGTAACTTAGATGTAGATGGAACTACAGATTTAGATGTATTAAATGTTTCTGAAAATGCTACTTTTAATGGAAGGATTGTTGGTTCGGCAACAACTAATGTCATTCCATTCCTATATTCAAATCTTAGTGATTTGCCATCGGCATCAACTTATCATGGTGCTTTTGCTCATGTTCATGCAACCGGAAAAGCTTACTATGCTCATGCCGGTAACTGGATAGAATTAGTTAATAAAAATACTAGTGGTGTTTTGGATGTTGTTGGGCAGACAGAACTTGATGATCTTAATATTGCAGGTGTTGCAACTGCACCTGCTTTCCATACTGGTGCAGAAGGTTCTGCAATCAGAATTACTTCCAATACAATTAGTGGTCCTTCTGAAATTGTCATAGATCCAGCGGCAGTCGGTGATAACACTGGTGCCTTGAGAATTAAAGGTGACTTATTTGTTGATGGAACACAAACTGTTATTAATTCAACAACAGTTGAACTTGCAGATTTTATAGTTGGTATTGCCACCACTGCTACTACGGATGTTCTTGCCGATGGTGCCGGTATTCAAATTGGACCAAATAATACTTTATTATATGATCACACAAATACCTCACTCAAATCAAGTGAGAATTTAAATCTTGCCTCTGGTAAGACATATAAAATTGATGGAACAGATGTTCTTTCTGCAACTACAATAGGTTCTGGAGTTACAAATTCATCACTCACATCTTTAGGAACGATTGCTACTGGTGTATGGCAAGGAACTGCAATTAATGATGATTATATTGATACGATTGATAATGCAAATAAAGTTTCTCTAAGTGCTCTGAATATTGATGGTGGAACTGATATTGGTGCCGTGCTTGCCGATGGTGATTTAATTATTGTTGATGATGGAGCTGGTGGAACTAACAGAAAAGCAGATGTTGTTGGAATTACGACTTATACATTCTCAAAAGTTAGTGGTGATATCGTAATTAATTCTGCAGGTGCCGCAACAATACAAGCAAATTCAGTTGCTCTTGCAACCGATACTACTGGTGATTTTGTTCGGTCAATTTCTGGAACTACAAATGAAGTTACGGTATCTGTCACATCAGGTGAAAATGTGCAACCACAAATTGGATTACCTGATGATGTAATTGTAACAACTTCATTGAAGGTTGGAACTGGTATTACCGCACATGGTGGTATTATTACTGCGACAACATTTGATGGTACTGCAACAACTGCAACCAATCTGACGGATGGTGCTAATATTAACGGTGGAACAATCGATGATGCTAGATTACCAGATTTAATTACATCAAACATTTATATAACATCTGGAATATCTACATTTGCATCAGTTGATCTTAGTAATATTGATAGTACAGGTATTATTACTGCAACTACATTTGATGGTAATATTAATTTAGATGATAATAACATTACCGGAAATGGTAGTGTAAATATAACAGGTATTATTACAGCAGCATCAGTAGAAGCTACTGATACAGTAACAACAAAAATTCTTAATGTTGGTACTGGTGGAACTGTAATATCTGCTAATGCAGACACTGGAACTTTTGCGATTGGATCAGCAACTACATCAATCACGGCAACAATGAATGGAGGAGCAATTCCTTCCATTGGTCTTGTAATCGCACTTGGCGGTTAATAATAAATACTTTTATCACATAAAAAAAGATGGCAGAATCATTTTCAAATAAATTAACAAGAGCAGCTGGTATTGTAACCAGTAGCACTGGTGGTTCAATTGGAATAACTACAAATTTAATTACTGGTATATCAACTGCCGGAGTTTCTGTCGGTGATATGGTTGTGAATCAGCATTATATTTCTGGAACAAAAATTTCTTCTTATGGAGGAAGTTCTGGACAGGTAATTGTTGATAGAGATTCTACCAATACGGCAACTGCATCGAATCAGAACGTAAAATTTCTTGCAAAAACGACAGTATTCACTGCTTCTGCATCGGAAAAAAGTATTTTGATTGGAGGAACTTTTGCAAACAATACCAACAATAGGGTAGATTTAACGATAGAATTATATGATAATAGTGAAACTGTTGGAGTTTCGGTTGCAAGTAAGATTCCAGTCCCTGCAGGAAGTTCTTTTATTATAAGTGATACGGGTAAAACAATTTTAGAAAGTAATGATGAGTTGAGAGTTTATTGTGATGTAGCAAATGCGATTGATGTAAGTTTAAGTATTCTCACAGGAGTTAGCTAATGGCAGATAAGAGTGGCGGTTATATTGGTAATTCACCATCGGATTCTTCAGTAACAATTGCAAGACAGGCATATACATCAAGTGGAATAACAACAGATTTTACATTTACATCTGGATATACTCCAGGATATATTGATGCATATTTAAATGGTGTAAGACTTATTGAGACAGATGATTATGTTGCCACGGATGGAACTATACTTTCACTTACGAGTGCCGCACAGAACGGAGATACTCTTGAACTGATCGCATACAAGGCATTTAATATATCTGAGATTACTATTGAAACTGAAGTCGGTGGAAATTTTGATGTCTCAAATAACTTAACTGTTGGTGGAAATTTAGATGTAGATGGAACTACAGAATTAGATGTACTAAATGTTGCCGAGACTGCTACATTTACCGGTGCAATTGATGCTAATGGTAATTTAGATGTAGATGGAACTACAGAATTAGATGTACTAAATGTTGCCGAGACTGCTACATTTACCGGTGCAATTGATGCCAATGGAAATTTAGATGTTGATGGTCATACTGAATTAGATAACTTAAATGTTTCTGGTGTAGCAACTGTCGCATCTCTTTCAGTCACTGGTAATGTTTCTATTGCAGGAACTATTACTTATGAAGATGTAACCAATGTTGATTCTGTAGGTCTTATAACAGCAAGATCAGGTATTCATATAGATGATAGTATTGTTCATATTGGAGATACTGATACTAAAATAAGATTCCCTGCTGCCGATACAATTACTGCAGAAACTGGTGGAACAGAAAGACTTCGTATAACTTCTGCTGGTAATGTTGGTATTAAAACTACAGCACCAAACAATACTTTAACAGTTGGTGATGGTGTTCAAACTTCATATGCACCATCCACTGCTGGAAATTACCTTGAAATTGCTAGAACAAATGGTGCTGATGCTGGTCTTTTAATTAATAAAAATACAGGTCAGTGGTTAGTTGGTATTGATAACTCTGATGGGGCAAATGCTCCACTTAGATTTGAATATGGTGCAGCAGGTTCAGCACATCCAGGATTTGGTGCTGGAACTCTTGGAATGATTATAAAGCATGATGGTAAAGTTGGTATCGGAACTGATAATCCTAACTATAAATTAGTTGTTGCAAAACAAGACAATGTAGTGATGATTAGAGAGGGTGCTGGAACTCTCTCCGGAATGACCAATAATACATCACAGAAACTTTGGTTCCAGGGAGGAAACGCTGAACTTGGATTGTTTAAGGATAGTAGTGGTAATTACGAATATATTCTCGGAACTTGGCAAAGTGCAACTCACATTCCTCTAGTATTCAGAACTGGAAACCGTGCTGAAAGGATGCGTGTAACTTTTGATGGTAAAGTTGGTATAGGAACCACTAATCCATCTGCAAAATTAGAGGTTAGTGGTGATGCAAGAGTTACTGGTATTCTGACTGTTGGTACAAGTTCAGTCACAATAAATGGTAACACAGGTAAAGTTACAGGTGTAAGTGATACACAACTTGCTGCCATCAGTTCTTCTATCTCTGATACTGCCGTTGATGTATTTGTATATGATACTTCTAAGGATAGTGATGGTGGTGCCTGGAGAAAGAGAACCCAGAATACTTCTTGGTATAATGAGACCTTAAATACATCAACTAGAGGTAGTAGAAAAGAGTTTCCTGCTGTTGCTGTATTTGTTGCAGAATCAAATCCAAATAGAATAACAATTTATGATGGTGATGATC